CTTTAAAGAAGGAAAGTAATTACAAATTTTAAAGATAATAGTGGTTTAGAAGAATACAAACCAAAAATGTCACAAGAAGAACGTGATGAAAAAATGAAAAAGTTTTTAGAAAAAGGTGGAAAAATAGAAAAATTAAAACCAGGATATCCTATTAACGTAGGTAGCTTAGATAAAAGTAAAAAACCAAGATATACAAAAGAAGATGTTTCAAAAGGACTTGCTGTTGGCAAAACAACCAGACCTAATTATGATACATATAAAAAAGGATCATACCACGACTTTGACGTTGGTGGTGATAACCCACCTAGGTGGGAAAAACAACCTAAAAATGAGATGGGAGGTAAATAGTAGATGTCAATAACTGTAGAAGTTAGAGGTGGCAATTTAGAAAAGGCTATGCGTGTTCTTAAAAAGAAAGTACAAAAGGCTGGTCTTGTTAAAGATATAAGAGATAAACAATACTTTTCTAAACCATCAGAAATAAAACGTGAAAAAGCAAAAGAACGTGCTAAGATAATCAGAAAAGCTCAAAAAGCAAATGATGAGATGTTAGGTTATAAGATAGTAAAAGGCGTAAAGGTAAAGAAAATTTAAATATTCTATGCCGTCTGTGTTGATGTTATATATATTATTACTACTAGGCGATTCGTAAGTCCTCGTAGGGGTATAGAAAAAGGTAGAGAAATCTACCGAAAAAACGGTGATCTTTGCCAGTTTAACTCCGTGACAAAAGGAAACTGGCGCTTGAAATTATATAAATAATTATTATATAATACTAGACAATGCCTTATAGGGTTGTCAGAAAATTAACTTTGCTTAACAATAGGAGGTTACATGACCAATAAAGCACTATCAATTTTCAATCAATTAAGACCACTAACTGTAGGATTTGACGATACGTTCAGACATTTTGAATCAATGTTTGACCATCAATTAGATCATATACAAACTACAGCTTTCCCTCACTACAATATAGTGAAGATGGATAAGAATAAGTACGATATTCAAATCGCACTTGCTGGTTATAACAAAAAAGATATAGACATAAGCCTTGAGGAAGGTGTACTATCTGTTGAATCTAAAAAAATAGATGACAAGACAGTAGACTCTGAAGGTGAAATCTTACATAAAGGTATCGCTAAAAGATACTTTAAGAAGTCTTTTACAATCGCTGATGATGTTAAGGTTACAGGCGCTGAATTAAAAGACGGACTATTAAGAGTGTCTTTAGAGAGAGTTGTTCCAGAACATAAAAAAGCTAGAACAATCTCAATCAAATAACAAACCAATACGTGCTATGTTTCAAACGCATAGCACGTATAAATACTTAATATCGTTCATCTATTCAATAGACGGAAGTACCTATTAAGGGAAGGAACGCACCTAACTATAAAAGGAGGGTGTATGAGTTTTTTAAGTGAAAGCAGATTTACCCATTTATTTAAAGCAAGAAACAAAGCAAAAAAGATTGCTGACAAAGCAAAATCATTAATGTTTAGTAGAAGCGAAGTAAATATAAATGGTGGAGGCACATCAGGTTACACAATAAAAGAGGGTGCTAACAAGGGTAAAATCTTAGGACACAATTCAGCTAAATCTACAAATAACTGGTAACAGACGCTTGACAAATTGACGTGATTCGTGTATAATTAGATTATTAAATAGGAGAAATATAATATGAAAAAAGGTGATAGATTACCTGATATTAGTTTTATAACTAGATCATTAGGTGAATGGAAGAATATAAGTACAGATGATTACTTCAAAGGTAAGAGAGTAATATTGTTTGCTCTACCTGGTGCGTTTACACCAACATGTTCAAATCAACAACTACCTGGTTACGAAAAATTACATGACGTATTTAAAGAGCATGGTATAGATGACATTTTTTGTTTATCTATTAATGACTCTTACGTGATGAACGCTTGGGCAGCTAATCAAAAATTAGAAAAAGTTAAAGTGATACCTGATGGTAATGGTGACTTTACAGATCAAGTAGATATGCTTGTAGAAAAAACTGATTGTGGTTTTGGTATGAGATCATGGCGTTATGCTGCTATCGTAAATGATGGTACAGTTGAAGTTATGTTTGAGGAACCTGGTAAGGTTGATAACAATGATGGAGATCCATATAGTGTATCTTCGCCAGAGAATGTATTGAAATATTTACAATCAATGGCTGTTGACTCAAATGCAATTTAGTGATATAATAATATTATGAAATACAATGAGGATAAAATCTTAAAAGAGATTAAAGAGTATATTGAGTCCACATATGGACAACATTACTCGTCTGGTAAAGATGGTATCCAAACTTTAGATTTATTAAAGTCTATTGGAATTAAAAGTGATTTTTGTCAGGCAAATGCAATTAAGTATTTGTCAAGGTACGGCAGAAAAAGTGGTTATAATCGTAAAGACTTGCTTAAAGCATTACATTATGTTATACTATTATTAAATAATGATAAGGATAAGAAATGAAAATAAGTGATAATACAATTAGTATATTAAGAAATTTTAGTGATATAAATGCTAATATACTATTTAAACCTGGTAAGAAACTATCTACGGTTTCTACAATGAAAAACATTATGGCAGAAGCCAATGTTGAAGATGAGTTTGAAACTGAATTTGGTGTATATGATTTGCCAGAGTTTTTAAGAGCATTAGATTCTTTTACACAACCTGTATTGAATTTTAATGGTTCTGCAAACCTAAAAATACAAGATGAGAAGACATCTTTATCAGCAAGATATGCTTTTGCTGAAAAATCTACATTGAGATATCCTTCTAAATCTATAACAATGCCAGACAAAACAGTATCGTTCTCATTGAACAATGCTGATTATGAGTCTGTTAAAAAATTATATACTAATTTAAGTCTACCTGATATTGCATTTAAAGGTGAAGATGGTAAGATTAAGTTAGTTGCATTAGATAAGAAGAATAACAACTCTAACGAATCGTCTATTATTGTAGGCGAAACTGATATAGAGTTTACTGCATATATCAAGGCCGAGAATATGAAGATTATTCCTGGTGATTATGATGTTGCATTATCAAAGGCAAAGATTGCTCACTTCATAAACAAAAAGGTACAAGTACAATACTGGATCGCTTTAGAAGCTGACTCAACATTTTAAGGTTGTTATATGTCAGATTTTCTATGGGTTGAAAAATACCGTCCTAAAAAAATATCAGAATGTATCTTAACTGAAGATTTAAAGAATACCTTTAGTAAGTTTCTAATACAAAAAGAAATTCCTAATCTTCTCCTTTCAGGCACAGCAGGTACGGGTAAGACAACAGTTGCTCGTGCCTTGTGTGAAGAACTAGGTGCTGATTACTTAATCATCAATGGTTCAGATGAAGGTAGACATATTGATACTTTACGTACCACAATCAAAAACTTCGCCTCTAGTGTATCACTAGAAGGTGGTTCTAATCATAAAGTTGTTATTATAGACGAGGCAGATTATATGAATGCTGATAGTGTTCAACCTGCGTTGCGTAATTTCATTGAAACGTTTTACAAGAATTGTAGATTTATATTTACTTGTAATTTCAAAAACAAAATCATACCTGCATTACATAGTCGTTGTACAGTTATTGATTTTCGTATTACTAATGGTCAGAAAGTAAAAACTGCTACTGCATTTCTTAAAAGACTAGGTGATGTATTGAAGGCAGAGAATATAGAGTTTGATAACAAAGTACTTGCTGAACTAATACAAAGACACTATCCAGACTTTAGAAGAACGATAAACGAATTACAAAGATATTCTGTAAGAGGTAAGATAGATAGTGGTATACTTGTATCTATGTCAGAAATCAATAATAAACAATTGATTTCATTTCTAAAAGAGAAAAGGTTTGGTGATATGAGAAAATGGGTTGTTCAAAACCTTGATAAAGATCCATCTTCTTTGTTTACTGGTATCTATGATATTCTATATAAACATTTACAACCTCAATCTATCCCTGCAGCCGTTCTAACAATTGCTGATTATCAATATAAATCAGCGTTTGTGGCTGACCACGAGATAAATATGGTTGCGTGCTTGACACAGATCATGGCAGAATGTAAATTTAAGTAGAGGAAGAAATGGCAAGAAGAACATTATTACGAAGATTGATAGTGAGATGTAGAATGTTTTGGGCAGATGTAAGAGGCCATCATGGTAAAGTTTGGAATTATGAACCAGGCGACTACTATATGGGAAGTCACAAAGGTCACAAGAAACATGAAAAAAGACACTTGAAAAGTAATACACTTTTCAGATTTTAACAATGAGGGCCGCTTTAGCTCAGCTGGTAGAGCAACTGATTTGTAATCAGTAGGTCCGCGGTTCGAATCCGTGAAGCGGCACCAGAAATTATATTATGATAGAATACAAATTATCTGATTATCTCAATGCACTTAACTGGACAAAAGTTAATTTGCTAGACGGAGATGATCTGACTTGGGAAAAGAAGTACCCACCATACGTTATTAATCGTTGTTTATCACAGCATGTTGACGCTATAATGATGGCAAATGAGATGAATTTTCATCACAGCCTCAGCAAACGTTTACAATTTCACTTTCTACTAAATAGTATTCGTAAGAGAAAAAGATTTGGTGGTAAGTGGACTACAACTGCAAAATCAAAAAATTTAGAGTATGTAAAAGAATATTATGGTTATAGCAATGCAAAAGCAAAAGTAGCCCTAGACATACTAGATAAAAAACAATTGAATCTTATCAAAGAAAAACTTGATAAGGGTGGGAGAAAAAAATGAGTGACGAGAATTTTAATTGGTCACCTGAGCAGATGTTAGAGGTTACACTCAAACAGCCAGATGATTTTCTAAAGATTAGGGAAACTTTGTCCCGAATAGGTGTTGCAAGTCGTAAAGATAAAACTTTATTTCAAAGTTGCCACATACTACACAAACAAGGTAAATATTACATAGTACATTTCAAAGAACTTTTTGCTTTAGATGGTAAGAAGGCTACGTTAGTTGAGAATGATGTTCAAAGACGTAACACAATATCAGTTTTATTACAAGACTGGAACTTATTATCTATAGTCAAACCAGAGGCTGCTGAAAACAAAGCACCTTTATCACAAATCAAAATTATTGCTTTCAAAGAAAAAAACGAATGGAATTTGCAAGCAAAATACAATATCGGAAAAAAACAATCAACTGAAGAAACTAAAACTGAATAGGAGTATATTATGATTAGATTATACAGACTCTCATCTGGAGAGGACGTAATAGGTACGCCACAAGAAAGCGATAGAGCAGATCATGTGGCAATAAAGAAACCTTTTGTATTGATAC